ATGGGTATTTCAAGTCCAACGCTTTTTAAAAATGATTGTATAGCTTGTGCAGATTCAGGGGCCCGGGCTGTTAATACGAAAACATCTTCAGTTCCTCTTGCTGCTTGTATTTTTTTAGCTACATTTAACAATGGGCCTGGTTTACCATCTCTCACTACATTAAAGTCATCAAAATTAAAATCTGCTCCTTCAAATAATAATTCAGATCCACGTTCTGCAAATTGCTCAGCTGTTAATTCGCCTTTAGTTCCATCTGGCATTGTATAAAATACTAAACTATTGCTTTGAGCTAGAGTGTCATCAAAATCAAATACTCTAATTTTCTTAACAGGAGCGTCTGGATCTCTAGCTATAGACAAAGCTTTATCTAGTACTTCACTTTCAATAATTGTAATACCATTATTTTGAGTTTCAGAAGGTCTAATAACTTCACTTTTACCAACAAGCTCAACGTTTGATTTTTTAGTTTTAGGATTATTATTCATTTTGCTAAACTGGCTACTATTTTGACCTATAGTTTCACCAGTATACAAAGTAAATTGCATTACCTTTAATAAGTCATTATATCTAGTGTTCCATTGGCTATCTCCTATATTATGTTCAAGACCCATTGAAGCTTGTAACCCTACTTCTTGAAGCATTCTTTTGTCAATGCCTCTTGGTATCATTATAGTATTAAAATTATCTAGTTCTTTATTAAAATCAGATTTGTTTTTAGTAGAAGGATCTAGTAAATATTTATATGTTAATAAAGCCATATATTTAGCTGGTGTCATATGCTCTAAAACATAAGGATCAGTATCTTTTAAATCTAACATTTCCGCGAGTTGAGCTCTATCTAAAGTTGGATAACCAATAAAAGAAGCAGCTGTTTTAATATATCCAGACATGCTAGCTCCTCCTATATAAACAAACCACCTAGCTTCAGCAGCTGTTAAATCCCCATTTCTTCTCATTTCAGCTAAGTCTTCAACTATATCTCTTAAGTTCTTTTTGTTAGCTTCACCTTTATCATGTAATTGTCTTGAAAAAGCTAAACGCTCGTTAGTAGACATACTACTCCAAAACTTTCCATTTATTTTTTGTTTATCCATAAACCAACCTTTAGTATAGGTTTGTTTATCTATTCTTTTAGAGTCAATATCTTTAGATGATGGAACTTCTGGATTATCTAACACATTTTTTCTTAAATCTTCTACACCTCTAAATAAACTAGATCTAGCGGTAGTTCCTTCTTCAATATATTTATTTACTGTAGATAAATTACTTTCAATATTATCTATTTTACTAGGAAAAATTGTAAGTTTATTTTTACTTAAATCTACTTGAAAACCTCTAAAATCTAGTAAATCCGCCATTGCTTGAAGTCCTTCAGGATCAGCATTAGTATATTCTATAACATCATTTACTATTAAAGCTTTGCCTCCTATAGCTGTAGTTGGCAAACTTCTAAGTACTTCATTTTCTGTTAAAGTTAAACCGTTAGGAACTTGATTAACTATAAGACCACCTAACCCACCAGCTCCAGCAAAAGCATTAGTAAAGTATTTTTCAAACTTTTCTCTACCTATTCTTTTAGCTATTTTTAAAGCTAAAGTTCTACCTTCATTTATGCTGTCTCTATCTTTAGCATTAAAATTAACGTTATTAATTCCTTCAGATAACTCTAAAGCTTTATAGTCGGTTTGATAATTAACATCTCTAATAAAGGCTAAAGAAACAATATCAGCAAGTTCTTTAGAGTCTATTTTTTCTAACTTTGCTTTAACTTGTCGTGATATTGTTGGACCACTAAAATCTCTAGCTATTTGTTTAATCTGTTTATCACTTAAATTTTCAAAAGTATTATTAGGTATAAAGTGATTTTTTATAGCGTTAGCTAAAGGACTCTTTACATTGTTTTCAAAATTAGCAGCTAATAAAGATCTAAATCCGCTGCTAGCTAGGCCAGATATAAAAGTTTGTTTATCTTGATCTTTAGCAGCAGCAAGTGTGTCACTAAACTTAACAGTATCTTGCTGTAATATTTCACTAGCTGTATTATCTAACTCAGATTCTATGTCTTGTATAACATTATCTACAAACAATTCTGTTACTTGAAGATCAGTCATTCCAGTTCTATCTGCTAGATCTTCTATAAATGGTTTATCTTGTCTAAGTCTAGCTAACTCAGATCTTGTTAATTGCTGAGCCATTGGCTTTATTAAAGACCTCTGTCTTTCAATTAATGTAGTATAACCACCTCTAGTGAAATATCTTTGGAATTTTTGAGCATCTGGTTTTTCTAACTTAAATATTTGTTTTCTATAGTTAGTTACTTTACCAGTGTCTGGATTTACTTTTTTAATATCTTCCCTTCCTATTTCAGTTAGTTTAAATATTTCTGCCCAAGCTTTACTTTTTGACTTTTGCTTAATGAGATTAGTAGGCATTGAGCCTACTATAGTCATCATTTCATCTTTAATAAAATCAATATATTGCTGTGGTGCAAAACCTAAAACACTTCTAGTAATAGGGCCCATTTTATCCTTAATTACTTTAGTCATTTCTTTTTCAATAGCAGTGTTAAGATCTGTTAATACAGATTCCGTAGATATACCTTCTGTTAGAGCTGTTCTTTTTAAAGTTCTAGTAATAATATCTTTAACTTCATCAACTAGTTCAGGTGTAATTATTTCTAAATCTTCAACTGGTTTAATTTCTCTAGCTTCTGATTCAGGAACAACACCTCTTCTAGCACTAGTTATATCTACATCAAATCTCCCAGCTTTAACATCTTCTATTTGCTTAGCTGTTTCACTGTCTATAGAAAGATCATCCCTAACTAAATCGTTAGGTAAATAACCAGTTATTCTTTGATTCAACCTGTTGTTAATCCAATTAGGTAAAGTGATATTTCTAAAATTAGACATATTCCTATTAGCATATGATTTTACCAATCCAGGTACACCAGATCCACCAGTGGCCATATCAGAGATTACATCTTCCATAACAGCATCACTCCAATTAGTCCAACTGCTTGGTCTTAAAAATTGTTTACCTAAACTATATCCTTTTATTAATCTAGATTTTACATCATTACGCCATATATTGCCTATTTCTAATGCTCTAGAGTTTAACGATTTATCTGATGTATTAAATATTTTATCTGTTTTTTGATATAAAGTTTCTGAAGCTTTTATTTCAGAAGCAGCTAATTTTTTTCCTTCAGGTTTTTTAGCTTGTTGCAATTCAATTATATCTGTTTCTTGTAATCCATCTTGTTGTAGTTTTTCACTCAAAGCTTGTCTAGTGCTAGTTACATCTATACCACTTTTAAGAGCTTTACCTAAACCTATAAAATATTCTAATATTTCAGCTTCACCTTTAAACTTAATATCAAAAGCGTTGTCACTTGCAGTAGCTAAACTACCATTGAACATTTTACCAAGAACAGCAATTTGATTATCCATTTTTTCTAAATCAATCTTATCGTCAGCTACAGCTTCCATAAAGCTAGACACTAATTCAGAAGAATTAAAACTACCATCTGCATTTCTTAAATTAGAATTATCCAAAGCCATTTTAGTAATTACATTATCTTGATTAGTATATTGTAAATAATGTACTATTTGATCAGCCATTTTATCAAAAGCTTTTGGATTTGTTTTAAGAAACTCATTAGTAATACCATGAGTCATTTCATGTAAACTAGTTCTAGTTTGATTATTAGCAAACATGTTATCTTTAACTACAATACTAGTGTTTAAATTGCCATCATTTATACCATTTAAAGTTTTACCACTGAATCCATTTAATATTCTTAATTTATCAGCTTTTAATTTATCTACCTTTGATTTATTTCCGGCTTCTTCTTCTTTTTTTATGAGCTTGTCATACTCTTTATTTATAAAAGCATTAGCTTCTTGAGCTGTTTTAAAATCTTTAAAACCTAACTTTTGTTTAACAGATATTCTTCTATCTTTAGCTATTTGCTCATCTATCTCTATGTTTTTAACTATGTTACTACCAGCTTGATTTATTTCTTCTGTAGTTGGATCATAGTTGTTACCTTTTTCTTTTCTTATATTTTGTATAGCTTCTGTTTTAATTTTTCTAAATTCTACTCTAGCTTTACTGAATGGAGCTGATCGTTGAGCAGCAGCTGCAAGAGCGGCAAATCCATCACCAAAAGTTTTTGAATCAGTAAAAATATTTTGATAAGCTTGAATAGATCTATATTCATTATCTAAAGCATCTAGTTGTTTTTGTTTTTCTGTATTAGATAAAGTCTTATCTTGTGCAACAGCTTCAGCTTCAGCTCTTATTTCAGACATAGCAACCTGACTTTGTGAAAACTGTTTTACATATCTTGGTTCTCTTATACCGTTTTTCTTTATATTTATTTCTACTTGATTAACAGCCTCAACTACTTTATTCTGCGCTTGCTCTCTTAGTTTTCTTAACTTAGAAATTTCTTTATTAATGTCAATATCTGGAGCTAAACCTTCACCTTTAATATTAATTTTTTGATTAATAAGGTTATTTATTTTCATAGAATATTCACTAACATCTCTATTAGCTTCTTTTATTATTCTAAGTTCTTTATTGTTAGCAAAACTTCTTTGACCAAAACTAACTACACCTACAGACCCAGACATACCAGCTCCCCAAACACCAGCTGTAAATAAAGTCTCTGTCATGTTTTCTAAAAATGGCCTACCATCTATTAAGTTTTGTAAACCTGTAGTTAAACCTTCTGCACCCATTTCAGTTAAGGTTTCAGGTAATAATTCTTTTGTAAAAAACTTACCTAAAAACTGCCTTCTACCTAGCTCTTCAGCTTCGTCTAAAACAGCTCTTCCAACGTTAAATCCTTTTATTTTTCCAATACCTTTACTAATCATAGGAGCTGTACTAACAGCTGCTAAGCCACCTTCAACTACTCCATACATTAAACCTTTAAGTAATACTTCTGCGTTTGAATAAAGATCTTTACCCGTCACAAACTCATCATAATTCATGTCACTTACTTTACCACCAAAAGATGATAATCCCACAAGTGAAGAACTTGATATAGTACTTAATCTAGTAAGTTGCGCTGCTGTTAATCCAGCTGCTTCACCAGCTGCAACAGATAGACCGCCTGTAGCTACCATAGATAATATTATAGGTAATTGACTAGCTATAGATTGCAAAGAGTATTCTCCTACGTCAGCTAATGTTTTTATTTCTCCAAACTCTTGATCTTTTTTATACTCTTCAGATACTTCATCTTTATAATTCTGCCAAGACATCATTACATTGTCTAACACAGTTCTAGAGTCCATACCTAAACCTTTAAGCATATAAACTGCTGGATTAGTTATCTCTAGCAACTTGCTCGCTCCATAGCCTACATTTATTAAAAGATCTGCAGTACTCATAGATAATTGAGCAAAAAACTTAGCTCCATCATTGTAATTTCTTTTTATAACATCCCATTGCTCAGATTCATCTGTCATTTTTGCAACTTGATTAAAGAAATTATTTTGTTCTATTTTAGCTAGTTCAATTTTAGAACCTAGTATAGATTTTTCTTTTTGAGCATTTCTAACCAAAGCAGCAGGCACTAATCTACCGTCTATAGGGACGTACTCTTCTCCAGCTTTTATATTATAAACAATTGTTGGATTATCTATAAAATTATTTAATTCTTTTATATTGTTAGTTCCGTTTTCAATGAAGTTATTAACCTGTCTATGTGCTATTTGAGTTATATAATTTGCTTTTTCAGCTTTATTTACAGCTTTTATTTTAGATCTACTTTTATATATTCTTATTAGGCTTTCATCTAAAGTTGTTTCTATATCAGTTCTTCCTTCTATATAATCCTCGTATTTATTAGACTTAGTATCGTTTTCAATTTTAAGTTTTAAGTTTTCTCTAGTAAGATCTTGAACTTCTTTAGAATTAATAGTTAAAGGTTCCTCTCTTTCAACACCATTAGCAACATCTGAAATATTTAATTGTTGTAAAGCTTCATTTAATTCTTTTTCATAAGGCTGTATTACTATTGTAGATCTTCCAGCTGCTCCAGTCATACCACCTTGACCAGAAATAACTCTAGTTGTTGTACCAAAGCTTATATTATTAACTTCTTCTTGTATTTTAATTCTATCTTCTGCTGACAGACCTAAAACACCGCCTTTATTGCTACCACTATTTACACTATTTATTATATTTCTTTTTTGTTCATCAGTAGTACCTGGCGCAAATGAAAAGTCTAATGCATCATTGAATAAAGCAGCTACTTTATTTTCTTGTTCTACAGTTGTATTCTTTATTTGTTGTAGTACCGTGTCATCTAGAGATGCTCCTAGGAATTTAATAAACGCTTTCTGAGCAGCTTTAGGACTTTGATCATATGTTCCTGGATCAAACAATGATTTAACTTCATGTACGTTACCTCTTGGATCTTGTATTATTACAAATTGTTTAGCTCCTTTTTTCTTTTGTCTTTTTACTTCATCTGGTATTTTAGTACCTGATTTTTCCATAGCATCAAGCATTTCCATAGTAAACCTACCATCCATAAATGAATTATCAGGAGTCCATATCTTAAACCCTTCTGGTAAAGAGTTTTCAAAAGCTTTTCTAAATCCTTCAGCTCCAACATCATCACCTGAACCTTTGTATGGAGTAAAAAATCCTATATCAAAAGTTTCTTCTGATAATGTTAATTCTTCTTCTGGCTTTATTTGCCCTGACTCGTCTAAATATTTTTCTCTTTTATCTATCTCTTCTTGCGGATCTGTACCAGGTGCTAATACTTCCCCTAGATAATTACCTTCAGGTAAGAAATTACCTCTTTTATATTCATCATAATTTACTATAGTAGCTATTTGATTATCATAACTAGGTGCTGCTATAGGGTCAGCTAAAGCTTGGTTAACATCTTGAACACTTGTTAATGGGTCTTTTTCAACTTGAGAATCTTTCCACTCTTGCCATTTTACTCTTCTCACATCCATTAAAGGTAAACTAGCATATTGCTCATCTGTCATTTCAGGCACAAAACCAGGTGCTTGAGGGTTTTCTACAACTTCTTTTTCTTCGTAAGTAATACCTCCTTTAACTGCTGCTTGACCTCCAAGATTAATTTTACCTGATAACATGTCATCTATAGTAGTTCTTACTTCATCACTATAATTATATAGTGTTCCAAAAACTTCATTTATAAACTCTCCATCATTTCTCAACATAGTTGAAAATTCTTGGGAATCATATGGGTTATCAAATGTTGAAGCATAAGCTTCATATAGTAAATCTTCTGGATTCATACTATTGATTATATGTTGTAATTAAGTCTTCTGTTAAAGCATCAAGAAATAAATCTTGAGTAAACGTGGCAGGATCATATCCCATACCTGCAAAAACACTTCTAGGATTTTGACCTTTTACACCTTCTAATAAAAAACCAATTCCTTCAGGTGTATTTCTAAAAGCCTTAAGTTTGTTTACGTCTAACGTTACTTGATCCTCAGTAACAGGCTCCATACTGTATATAGTTTTTGATTTATCCTTAGGATCAGGTATTTTTTTCATCTGAGTTTTAGGAACTAGGTTTCCATTTTGATCTTTAACCATAACAGGTTGAGCTTCTATTGTTCCAAAGTCATATTGAGAATTTTGGTATCTTCGTAAACCAGCATCTAAAAACTCTTTACGACTTTTAAATTGTTCAGGAGAAAATATTTCTACTTGTTCAAAAAACTTAATATTTTTAGGATCTTTTTGAGCATAATTTCTATATTCAGTTAAACTTGTTGCAATTTTAGGCTTACCATAGGTAACATTACCTTGAGCATCTACTTGTTTATCAAATTTACCAATATTAAAGCTTCTTCCATTAGCATCAGGAACAATACCTACATCACCTGTGCCATTGTAGATAGATTCATATATTGGTAGCATTTCATTGAATTGAGCATCTGGATCACTTAATATAGCATCTTCTTCATTAGGGCCTAAATTTTTATCTTTAATATCCTTATAAACTCTATATCCAGCTACAAAGTTATCCATATCTTGTTTGAAAATAGATATTTTATTATCATACTCAGCTTGTATTTTACTTACTTCTGCCGCGCTCATATCTGGATCGGCTATCCTATCTAAAAATTCAGTTCTCATAGCCATTAAATTTTCCATAATAGCATCATCTTGAACATTTTTAGCTCCTCCTACTTCAAAATCACCTATTTTTTTAGCAACATCTTCTAAGTGAGCAAAATCTTTATCAAACTTATTTAACGCTCTATATTCTCTTTGTTCTTTTTTAGATGCAGCTTTTTCAGCTTCTTTCTTGTTTATAGCAGCTTGTCTTTGAATATTTTCACTAACGCCTTTCATAGCTGTAAAAAACTGAGCTATGTTTCTAGCCCCTTGATCTATTTTCATTCGCACTGCTTGCGGATTGTCGTATGCTCCCATATTTTATTTATTTATTCCGATAAACCTTGCCCAACAATACCGGCGCCACTAGCAAAACCACTAACACCTGCCATCATAGCTGTATTGCCAGCTTGAGTTAAATCCATAGCTTGTTGTCCTGCTACTTGTTGTAGACCAGCAGCTCTATTTAAAGCCATTATATCTCTTTGCTCTTGTCTACCATAAGCACCGATCTCCTCTTGAATAGCTGCTTGTTCTATAGCCATTTGCTGATTCATTTTTTGTTGCTCACCTTGTAAGTATAGTTGTTGATTTTTAAGTTCTTGGTTTTCAATACTAGCAGCTACTTGAGCTTTACTAGCTGCAGCTTGTCTAGCTAAAGCAGTTGCAGCACCAGCACCACCGCCTGATCTATTAATAGCATTTAAAGTATTAGCCAAAGCTTCATCTGTTTCTTCCATTTTTAAATTAACACCTTGCATTGCTACGGCATTGTTTTGATATGGATTAAATATTTGATCTTTCATAGCTCTTATATCACCTGATTTATCAATAACAGCTTGCCTATTAGCTTCTATTCTTCTAAGTTCAGCTGCTGCTAAGTTTTCTTTTCTTCGTTGATCTCGAGCTGCTCTTTGGTTTTGTGAATTTTGTGAAAGGCCCATACCTAAGCTACCTAAAGCTGATACGGCTCCTACAACTATCATTCCTATTCCAGCCATAGTTTATTTTTTTGTTTTTAAATAATCATTATATTCACTTCTAGTCAAAGCAAATAATCTTTTTTCTATAATATCAATATTTCTTTCGTTATTAGGATTAGAGTGTATATTAATCCAAATAGCATCTTCTATTACCTCTATAACTCTTTGAACTCCTGGTTGAGATATTGTATAATAAGGCGCTTTAAAATAATTTACATTTTCTGCATCTGCTACTTTTACTACTCCATGCATTAAAAACCATGAATGTAGTTCTTTATGTATAGCTCCAACAATTAAACTATCTTTTTTAACGTCCATACGGCGTATATAGACGCCCTCTGTGAACTCATCTATTATTTCTAATGATTCAGCTTCTCTAACTGTTTTCTTGCCATCTCCGATGATATTAACACCATCTGCTACTTTTATTAAATTACTTAGTAAATTATCTATTTTAGTTTCTCTTTCTTTTATTAAATTAAATTCCATTTACATTGATGATAATACATAATTTGATGATACTGAAAACAACTGTTTAGCACCACCTACATCTGTGCTTCCATCTATTGACATTTTAACTGTCATTAAGTATCCTTTTACACCACTAACGTCACTGCCAAATATAACTTCACCTGGTCTAGCAGCACTAGCGTTAATTAAGTTTGCTACGTAGTGATTTTCTTTTCTATCAAAACCAGCTCTAAATATTGGCTCTGTTAAAGCTGCTGGATATACATTACCACTGTTGTCATATTGACCTTCAACATAGCTTTTTACAGTGCTAGTACTATCTTGGTATTGGTTAAATGTTCCTGCGTTTTGTACTTGATCAAAACCTTCAAAGTCAGATTTATAACTATCTACTTCCCAACCATTGTTACCTTCATAAGCAATAGTATTAAAGTTTTTAACTACAGTAGGATTAGGGTTGAATATAAACTCTACAAAAGCTTCGGCAGGTGTAGTAGCACCATAAAACTTACATCTACTATTAGAGACGGTTTCATCGTAATGTTTATAAATATTGCTATCAATAAAACTAAAAAAGTTATTTTTTAAACTACCCATAAACACAGGTTTGTAGCTATAAAAACTAGTCCAACCTTTTATTTGCTCATCATAACCTAGCGTGTCAAAAGTATTACTAGCCGCAGATACTGTTCTTGGTTTTGTTTGAAGTGATATAGTGTAAGCGGATTGATGTGCATCCCAAGCTCCTATAGCCATACCTCTTCTGTAAGTTACAAAAGTAATATTAGTATAATCTCCAGCTGATCCAAAATTAAAAGACCCACTTAGTGTAACAGATGTTGGTAGTGGTATATCAACAACAGTAAGACCAGTGCTTGTTACAGCACCACCAGAAGCTGTTATTTCAACAGCTGCTCCAATTTCACAACTAGCGCTGATATTGCTACCTAGATTATTTATTGTGGTTTGAACTCCAGAAGTAGTTAAACTAATAGTAGTTCCAGTTGCTTGTCTTTCATAACTATCTGATATAGTAGCTAGAGTGTCTCTAAAATAATCTTTCATACCATAGCCTGATATTTCAGTTATACCATCTCTAGATAACCTAAGAATAGCAGCTCTATCTTTATCTGCAAAATATTTTCTATATCCATATTCAGCAAAACTTTCAGGGTTCCTACTAATACCATATTCGCCTAAATAAGGAACATCTTGGCCTAAAACATTTACATTGCCAGTTTCTAAAGAACCTTGATCGCCTGAATATATAGCATTTTTATTTATTAAAACTTTACTAACTTTAGCTTCTTGGAATACATTTAAGTTAGTGTCCTCAGTAAATAACTTTTGAATAGATCCGTTTCTAGGATCTAAATCTCTTATCAATGGATCTGCTATAGAAAAAACATTTGTTTCATTAAAACCAGTTCTAGTATTTAATAATCCAGAATATATTAAGCTGTGCTTACGATCTAAAGCGTCTATATTTAAGTTAACTGTATATGCCCTCACTCCTAATCCAACTTGAGCATTATTGAAACCACCTTTAATTCTAGACTCTTCTAAGTAAAAATTACTTCGTGTTGCTCCAGTTTTTGGATTAGAATTAAAAGGAAAAGGCCTATAACCACTAGGGTTCCAAGGTAAACCAGGCCAAGCATCTTGTGCGGGCACAGAATTATCAAGTATTCTTTTCAACCAGAAAGCATTAAAATATTTTACTCCAATAGTATAGCTCATATTATAAATATTACTTGTTTTTTCATATTATTACACTAACTTAATAATCTTATTTCTTGAAGACAACTAGCTTGTAAGCCACCGCCGTCTGTAACAGTTACATTAAAAGTAAAAGGCCCAGCTCCAATGTTATTATAAGCATTTGCTAAAACATTTAATTTTCCAGTAGTTGCTCCAGATCCAGATGTGTAATCAACTGAAAAATAAGTATTAACAACTTCATCAGCAATTACAGCTTGCACACTTAGATCTTCACCTCTACCAGAAGTATTTAATAAATTAGTTCCATTAAATACTTGAAATTCATAGACCTCTTGATCTCCACTTACAGTGTCAGCAACATCAACGCTACTTCCACAACCAGCTCTTGTTCCACTTGTTGTAGCGCCATAGCTTTGTATTGCTATAGTAGGTATTCTGTTTGTTAAAGCTAATGTAGGATTAACACCAGATGTTCCAGGAGCTACAATTAGTCCTAAGTCACTAGTTAACAATGTTCCATCGCTTAAGTATGTAGAGCTAGGCGTTGTAACTCTTATAGTAAAATTATATATGTCATTAGTAGATGAATTAGATCCAAAATATTTATAAACTGAATTTCTTATTGCAAATCTTCCGCCGCCTAAGCTTAAAATATTAAAATCACTAGTAACGTCATTTGGAGTGCTTGCAGAATCTGTAGCACTAATAAGCGTAAAGGTTGGATTTATAGGATAAGTAGTTGGATCTAGTGTATTACTTATAGGATCTCCTAAATAATCAGTAACATAACCATCAAATAAGTTATTATTCAAAGGTACGTTCTCAGGAAATGCCCAAGCTATAGCTACTGGCGTTGTACCAATGTTTGTTTGACTTCTAAAACCGTAAGGCGTATAGTTATCATTAAGAGCTATATTAGTATTTAGCTCAGATATTTTACCTGAAGTAGATGTTTCCCAATATATATCAAGTTTTGAATCAAGTGGATTAGTCTCAAAAACTGAAAACATTGGCCTCATAGCTAGTGGATTATTAGAAGTGCCACCCTGAGTTCCTAAAGCTTTTCTAGTTACAGTTATTCCAAATTTACAATTAGCATCTCCAGCGGCTGCTATTGTTGCAAGAGCTGAAATACTTCCACCCATAGGTATATCAGCAGTGTCCCAACCTGAACCTTCATTTGTAATTATTACTTGAGACACAACACCTGGTGCAGCGGAATTTATTTTAAAAGTTATTTGTATTCCTTTATTTCTAAACTTTACATCGTCTGTACCAGTTCCTTCAAAAACAACAGGAACTCCAGAGCCACCAGCCCCTGGATAATTTGTTCCTCCACTTCCTCCAGTAGCACCTACCCCATCACACTTTACTATATATTCAGAAGCGTCTTTACTTGGACCTGTTAAACCAAAGTTGTTTGGTTGTATGGTAGTAGCTGTATTAGCACTGTATATATTTATTTTAGCTATAAATGGGTTTTGTTCGTAATTATAAAAAACAGGTGCTGCATTATAAGGATATTTAGCAACATTACCTATAGCAAATAACCCTAAATCAGATCCAGTTCCTATAGCTGTTACTATTTCACTTTTTTGTTCTGGATAATATTGTGTTGAAAAAGTAGTTGTAACTTCACCAGCATTTAACACTCTAGTAAATAGTTCAACTGAAGCGTTGTTTACTTGACTTCCTGAATCTAAATCTCTTTCTCTATCTCTAGTTTTTAATAACTGTTCTCCTTCTTCAGAGTAAGGATCAACTTGGAATAAATTACCATTAGTATCAGTAAATTGATAATAATCAGGATCTTCACTAAATGATGGCCTAGCTGTTCTAAACACGTTTTGATTAGGACCTACTAAACTAGTATCTTTTGGTATTTTACTTAAATTATCAGAGTGTAAAACAAAATGTCCAACTGGCTCTTGTAAACTAGCATTAAGTGGACTTGGAGTTTCACCATCTATGTAACCATTTAAAACACCTGGGCAATATACATTATAATAATCTACTTCAGTTTGTTTAACTACTATTTTATAGCTATACCAACCAAGAGGATTAGTAGTACTATATAAACCTGGAGTACCTAAAGAACTATTAAAAGTAGAACTAATAAGTTCATTAAATCTAATTCTTAATTGATCACCTGGCCAAGTGTCACCAGCGCCTGAAAATAAATTATTAGTAAGAGGTAATGCTGGATCAGTAGGGCTAGTATAATAACTAAAAGTGTTAGCTGTTGATTGAGCTGTACCACCTAGTTTTTCACCATCTTTATATGGATGATATATAGTAGATCCTTTTAAAATAGTGTTTTGAGAATTATCATCAACTGTAGATAATATAGTATCAGATTGTCTACCATATTTATCTGATAATACTACTCCTACTTGATAAGTTCTATTTTGTTTAAGTGTATGATTTTGATATTCTCTTCTTACGAGTGACGATTCAGTTCCAGTAGCTGCAGATTCTTCTACTTTAAAACCTGATTGTGTGTTAAAATTCAATAAGTTAGGAGGAGTGTGCTTATCTACTATATTGCCAAATACTAATCTATTACCTACTACTTCTTGAGCTAGTGCTCTTACAGGTACTTGATCATATACTCTTAATAAATCTCTTGTTGGTAAAGTTCTAAAAGGTTTTCTAGATTGATATTCATATATTAATAATGGACTTGTAGATGTAGAAAAGTCAGAGGCAGGTATAGTTTCAATTAGCTTTAATGTAGTTTGAGAATCATCTTTAAATATTACTTCAACTTCACTTATTTTTAAATCTGTAGTTGCGTCTGACCAATTACTGCTTTCTGCTGGGGAAGGTATTAATAGCTTTATATTATTAACTTTATTTTGCATAAAGTCAACTTCTGTAGACTTAAAAGTTTTATCTTTATCATCATCTATGAAATATCCATCTTGCTGTGGTATAAAGCACGCTTGCGTAAAAGGTGATATTAGAGAATATTCTCCATCATCAAATTTAAACCTATAAGCAAACCTTACAAATTTATCTTTTAAATAGTTTTTATCACCAGGCCAATTAGCATTGTAATAAGGGTTTATAAAACCATCTGGTAAACGTGGTGATGTTACATCTTGCATAGTAGTTATTTCTTGAACTACAATAGTGTATGGACCAGCCCCAGTACCACCGCCGGTCCTTAGTATAGGAATAATTGTTTCACCATTTACATATCCAAAACCAGGATTTCTTAAAGTTAAACTACCATTTGCCGCTATATCAACAGTTAATCCAGTTCCAGAACCACCTGTAGTTTGTAAGTTAATGTCTGGTGTATAACCACTTCCTGCAGATACACTATTTACATTAGTAACTAAAGCAGCTATTAACGATATAGGTTCATAAGGATAATACTTTGATAAAGATATTTGGTCTTCTGTAGTGTAATATGTTGAGCTTCCTAAAGCTCTATCTACATTAATTTTTCTTGGTTGATTTCTATTATCTGTAAAATATAAATTGCTATTAATTAAATTAACACTTAATACAGGACTTGTTTTTGAAAAGTTTAAAAAGTTACCACTAACTAATAATGATGCAGTGCTATTACTTATATTGTAAACGCCTATGTGACACTGTGCAGCAGAAGGAGCAAAATTAGATAATCTATCAGAAGAAGTATCAACATAGTTACTCATAAAAACAAATATCCTATTATTGTTTAAATCCATAAAAAATCCAACAACGTCAATATTTGCAGCTGTTAAGCCAAAATCAGTTAAGGATATGTTACCTAGTACATTTTCTAATGATCCTACGTCTGCACCTTCAGATTTACTTACAGAAACATTTTGAGCGTCTCTATATTCACCTGGAGGTACAAGCCTAGCGTCTAAGTCTCTGTTCATTTTAGACTTGATAAAACTATTCCTTGCTTCAGCCATTTAATTAGTGTTTAATCCACTTTGATTTGCCTCTCATTACTTGGACAAACTCTTGTAGTTTTATATTTGATAATCTTATTTTAGCATTTCTAAGAGCAGCTCGTCTTTCAATTTTATATCTTCTTACTATATACTCAGGTATATTAGCTTTAGTTGATAAAACAGCGTGTAGCATGTGCATGTATAAAGCTTCTTCAGCCATTTTAGATATTCTCATATCTCCATCAGCAGCTAATCCATCTGATATATAATTAAATATAATAAGTTCATTAGCTAAGTTACTACTAAACATTATTTTACCTTCTCTATAGTTTATATTAAACCAACCGTTATTTTGAGAAGTTTCAGGATTTAACCCGTATCTTTGACCATAAGCTACTTTTTCCCAACCCCAGTCATATACACCTTCGTTGTACATTTGATTACTATAAGCACCTGATATTTTGTAATCTTCAGCGTCTGCCCATCTTGAATTAGATAACGATGTTCCTTCTAAGTTATCACTAGCATCGTCTTGAGTAGGTATACCATTAGCGTCTTGTACTGGAACTTGTTGAGGGCTTTGATGTAGTAAGTTTGTAGGATATATAGGTCTTTGAACACCTAAACTATCTACTCTAAAAAAACTTACATAATTTACGTAGTCTTGTGGTATTAATAAAGATAAACTAGCTGGTATTGTAAGCTCTTGAGATTTAGTACTTTTTAAAGTATCATAGCTAAACTCTTGTAAACCTCTTTTAGCGTGAAACATTAAGTCAGTTCTTTTAACACTTGGTATTAGTTTACCAGCGCCAACATAAGCCACTTGAAAATTACTAATAATATCGTTTATAGTTATAGTAGAATAAGTATCGTGATTATCCCATTGACCGGTTTTAGTATCTGTTAAAAGAATTTTAATTACATCTCCAGGTACGCTTACTCCTGTACCTATCAAAGTAACAGAGTTTCCGCTTACAGTATATTGCGTTGCAAACGTTAATTCAACATTATTTTTTAATACTTTAAAATTAGTAACGCTAACTCCAGCAACTGCAGCTATTAAATCTACTCCTATAGAATTATAACCTGCTCCACTTTGATCTGTCCCTCCAGTCCAATTAAACACTTGTGTTACTACTGGATTAGGTTGAGTAAATACTTGAGAGCTTGCGTAATATTGTTCGTTAGTTTGAGTTACTTGTGCCATTTATTAACTTTTTTCGTTTACAGTGTCTTGTTGAACAAGCTGTGCAGCTGTTTGTACTATTTGTGGATCTCTTATTATAATGCCACTGTATTGTAATATCTTTAAAATTATTTCCGTTTGTTCTGAAACATCTAGTTCAAAATTTTGCGCTCCAGTATCAGTAAAAATATAAGCACCAACACCATTTACAGTAAACGCCCAATTTATTTGAGCTGGCGTTTTAACATAACTACATTTAATACCAGACTGTATACTAGTTGGATATACAAATATTTTATCATGTAATACTGGTGGTGGTCCTGCAGCTGATGTATGTTCGCCACGTTGTACGTATATTGGATGAGTAACCGTTGGAGAAGTTAACGGTGATTTATTGATTAATAAATATTCATTTTGTTGTACAGGTTGTACAATAGTTGCATCATTGTAATATATTTCACCTAATCTGTGTAAATCAGATGGTAAGTAAAAGAAGCTAGTATCAAATGTAGCTGTGCCTTCTACTTCAAATGTTGCAATTTTATTTTGTATTTGCTGAACTCTATCAGAAAATTCAGTATTAGTTTGTGGCTGTCTTTGTAGTTGATTTAATTCTTCAAAGTAAGCTTCAAATATTTCTAATTGAACTTGTTGACCTACCTTGTTAAATTCATCAGGCGTCATATAACCTCGTTGTTCTTTGTTCAGTATATATAATACTGTTTTATAAACCGTGTCTACGTTTACTGCCATATTTTATTATTTAAAAAAAAAGGTGGCGATTAAACCACCTTTATTATAATCACTTGTTATTTAAGTTTTTTATCTATAGACTTATAAACTTCTAAACCTTCGTCTGTTTTAAACCATGCAGCCATAGCTGAGTAAGGGTTTTCATCAAAAGGTACTGTCATTAACTTCTTACCGTTAGTAGCCCATGTAAATGTTCTTTGATCAGAAGCTAATTTAATTATACCGTTATCAACAGCATTTATAGCAAAATTTCTAAGTATAACATTTTCATCATTAGCTAAATCTATAAATAGTCTAGGATTTTGTCTAGCAAACAACAATAAATCTCTTTTTAATTCTTTTGTAGACATATTGTTTACATTAGAACCAAGTTCAACTCTTAATATTGCTTCAGCTTGTTCTACATCCATTGATCTAGCAGCATTTAAAGCATCTAATTGTAAATCTAGTTCTTCTAATTGATCTACAGCTTCTACTTGCCTATCTAGTTCATTAAATATAATTCCTTTATGAGGATGGTGATTTAAAAACTCTTGTAAACTTCTTTTTTCTTTAGGTATATGTAAAACACCATTTTCAAAAACTATATGTTTTAGTGTTACACTTCCTTTTTGTTCATCTACAAATATACTTTTTTGATTTGTAGCATATCTAAGTTCTCTTTCATATCCTTTCTCTTGATCAAACCAAACTAAAGGATACCTTTGAGTATGCTTACTAGGTATAGTATATGTTAAAGGTTCTTTATCACCTAATAAGTAATAGTGTCTATCTTTATATTCCCAAGTGTCTTTTTTAACCTCTTGCTTGGGAGCAAGAGCCTTTTTTACTTTTGTTTCCATAATATAATATAATATAATAATTAAAAAGATCCCGCCTAAACGGGATCATTATTTTGTTTAAGTTAACTCAACTTTACTGACTTTTACTCCCGCAGGAAGTCCAGTTACAGTAATGTTTTCGTTAGGTCTTTGAGCAGCTTTAACCATAGCTTTATCAAAAGCTACAGCCACATCATTATGATTATCCGCACTACCACCAGTTATAGTAATTTTCCAATCTCTCTCATGACCTGATTCAATCTGAGAAATATAAAGAATATTAAAACTATCACCAGCTTCAGGAGGAAAAACACAATTCCAAAAACCACCAGCTCCAGGAGAAGCAATAAAACCTTCAGACTCATCGCCTAAAAGATCTTCTTCTATCACTGTTAAAACAATTGTACCTGTGAACTGTGCTCCACTAGTTTGACTTATTGTGATTACATCACCTACTTTAACTCCAGTACCAGCGGTAAAAGTTAATAATGTTCCAGTTTTACTACCACCAGTCGTAGTGACTGTAACTACTAAATCAGTAGAGCTACCAGTTGTTGTTATATCGCCAGACGCTTGTGTTATTGAAGGAGTGCCGTTCGCGACCCAAGTCATATTGTCTATGTCTAGCTGCGTGTCAGTAGCAGCAGGTCCAATATCACCACTAATAAAGGCTCCACTAAGTGGAATTATAATACCATTTTGCATAATATATATATTTTAAAGGTTAAGACGGTTGAGGTGTATCATCTACTGAAAATGGAGCTGTAGCTGATAAGAAAACAGTGTCACCTATTACATCTTTTGCCTCTACAATACCACCTGGCCTTTGATTTACTTTTCTTACAAGAGCTTCTAGTTGTGTAGCTTTTAATTGTGTTATAGCCGAAGCTAATGTCACTTTTGCAGCCCAAACCTTCGTATTAGATGTTGAAGCTACGTTGTAATAAAACAACAAGTCAGCATCTGTAGGAGTGTTTGCTTCTAGTCCTACTCTGTATACATTTTCAACATTTAAATGTAAATCCTTATCAGCATCTACTTTAAACTTCATAAAATTTGCCATAATTTCTATTATTTAAGGGTTAATAAAGTGGGGATTTCTCCCCACATTATGTAATTATACAGTCTTAAATAACACAAAGTTATTAGCAGCTTGTGTTACTAAACATCTTTCAGTTAAGAAGTGTACGTCCATAGCATCTAAAGCATCAGTATACGCTCCACCAACTGAACCAGTAATCCAGTTTTTGTAACGTCTATCTTCAGTTTCAGAAGCTCTATATCTCACGTGTAAGAAAGGTCGTCTTATGTTTGATCCTAACATTTGATCGTATACTGTAGTAGTTCCAGCAGGAATTAATACACCATCAATAGAGTTAGATAAACCTCTTGTAGAAGCATCGTTTAGATATTTCCAGTCAGTTTTATAGAAGTCATAAGAACCTCTTCTAAATCCAGTAAAACCAAAGTTAAGTGCCATTTCTGATTCATTATCAAATAAACCGTAAGAAGCAGCAGCAGAAGAAGCAAAAGCTCCGTTCATTGCAGCAATCATATCATCAAAGTCTAAAGCAGTAGCTCTTTGTAAGAAAAGCATATTTTCTTCGATAGCTCCTTGCTTATCTAGATTTTTAAGTATTTCATCGAAATCACCTAAAGCACCAGAACCAGGAGCAGCAGCTCCAGCAAATCCTTGATATACATTACCTCTTGCTTCGATAGCAGCAAATAAACCTTGTGTACCTTTTAAATTAACAGTACCTTGATTAGGCATAGCAACCGTATGTCCAGCTAATTCACCTTCAACCATTGCCATTTCCATATAGTCTTCAAATCTTAGTCTTGTTTCAGACTCAGCTTTTAAATACCATAAGTAACCAGATGTGCCATCTTCAGTAGCAACTTCAATCCAACCAATTTGAGCAGCGTCAGAACCATTTACTTGGTACTTGTCTCTAATGATAATTGGAGAGTTGTTAAACTCACTAAAGCTAGGCTCAATTGAATCCATAGTAGCATCTGTAGACCCTTTACCAAATTCAGAACCGTAAACAAATAAGTTAATATCGTTAGCTGTAGTTAAAGCTTGTAAGTTAGCTGGAAAAGCAGCAGCAGCATAAGGCACTACAACTATCTCAGCTACGGTAGCAGGGGCAGTTGGTTGTGTCACTGTTGATACAATAGCTTTAGAAGTAATTAAACCTGTTGCATTGTCTGCAATTAAAATAGTTTGATTTTCTTTAATAGCTACAGTATTGTTACCTCTACCATTAGTTGTTGGGTTAGCATTAGCTAATTCAATTTGAATAGTATTAGTAGGAGCAGCGGCTTTAACGTTACACTCGTTATAAGATACATGTAATCTATTTTGTTCAGACCATAATACTTGATCTGATGTCATTGGCATTTCAGCGCCAACCATTCTTAAGAAACCTGCTAACGTTCTGTTACCATATCTCTCAACTTCAGCTTCATAAAGCTCAGGTAAATACTGTTGAGCCCAGTCAGACGTACCGTCTGCAAAGTTCAAATAGTTATTATCTAATGCTTGTTTCTTTTGAGCTGGAATTAAACTTGCAGGAAAACTCCCACTTGTTGCAAAACTCATAATTTATATTTTTAGTTTAAGTTATTTTTTTGTTTTTATTTTTAACTTAGAACTATCTACACCACTAATTGCTTTTATTTTTAATCCATTAATAAACATTTCACCAGAGCTAGTAGCTCTAATTTCATTTGTTATATTTTTAGATTTAGCATTAACATCTCTTATAGCGTCAGTTTTACCTTGCTCGTAAAAATGTTTTGCTATTTTATCAGCGTTATTAGCAGTATACAAGGCTTTGTGATAACCTCTATAATCTTCGATTTCACCTTTTTTATCTAGGAACTTCCCAACAAAATTATTTAAATCAGATTGATTTTGAGCAACATCATTCTTGTTATTTACATTATATCTAAAAGCTTTTTCTCCAACATTATATTCAAAACCTTTGAATTCATCAGAGAATAATTTTTTAGTATTTTTTGTAAAACTTTCGTGACGTTGTTGAATCACCTTCTGTTCTTCGTTGTATCTATTGAAAAAGTCATTAGCTTTTTTTTGTTCTTTAGATACTGAAGGTTTCAACTTGATCTCTTCATAGTATTTTTCTTTAGAACTATTTAAAAAGCTTTTGGCTTTGGCAATTTCTTCTTTGTAAGCTAGTTTTTTCTTTTTAACCACTCTTTCTTCTTCATCTTCATCCCATGCAAAATTATCATCCATTAAGAATTCTATTTCTTCTGAATTTAAATGTGGCTTGCTTACACTGTAATATTCTTTAAGTAATTGTTCTCCGTTTAACTTACTATAATCTTTATTTAGCTTGACATAGTCTTCAACAGTTCCACCAGTATTTTTCATAAAGTCTACTAACTTTTCAATGTTTTCTGGTAGTTCTATTTGTGGATTTTCTTTTACTTCTTCTTTAATTTCTTCTACAACCTCTTCAGTTTGTTTAACTTCTTTATCTGTTTCTTCTACTTTTATTTCTTCAATAATTGGAGATTCCTCAGTTTTAGTTTCTTCTACTACAGGTTGTTCAACCTTAACTTCTTCCACTTTAGTTTCTTCAACTACTTCTGGTTCAGTTTTAGTTTCTTCTTTTGGCTCTTCTTTTTTAGCCATATCTAGCTTAGTTACTTCTTTATTAGTAACTAATTTTTTAGGTTTCTTTTTTATTTTAAAGTCACCTTGTTCTAGTTCGCCAGCGGCGGTTTCTTTTATTTGTTCTGACATAATATAATATAATAGTTAATATAAAATTATCTAGGGGCAAATTGGTCTAAACTAACTCCGCCTAAATTATCGTTACCCTTAGATTCAAAGTTGATAGGTAAACCATCTTGCTTTCTTTGGGTTATCATTTCACTCTGTTGAGTACCTTGAAGCTTAATTCTTTTGTCTTTTCTATCTTCAATTTCTTTTTCTTTTTGAGACATAACTCTAGACTGCTCTTTAGCTAGCTTAATGTTATAGTCAAATTCTTGTTGCATTAAACCTCTTTTTATCTCTGCTTCAGTCTGCATTCTTTGTATCTCAAACTGTGACTTGGCTTGTTCTACCTGGACTTTACTATTAGTTAAAGCTTCTTGTTTTTGCAACTCAGCTAAAATCGTTTTTTCTGCAGTTTCAGCTTGAGCTTGAGCTTGAGACTGTATTTGCTGAAGTTTTAGCTCTTGATCTTTAGCTTGCTTTTCTTGTCTTCTTTTCTTAAGTAAAGTATTTGCTAATTTTAAATTGTTTACATTTCTGATGTCAATAGCGTCTTCTAAATCTATAGATTGAGTAGATAAAGCTACTTGAATGTTTTGTTCTAATTTAGCTTTTTCTTCGTCATCAGGTTCTAATTCTATAAATATACCAAAATCGTGCATGTTGACACTAGTTAATTCGTCTAGTGTATTAGTATTAAAATTAGATATACTATTTATCAAAGACATTCTAGTCAAAGGAAACATTAGAGAGTCACTAACTCTTAATGATATATTTTCACAAGTTCTAAGTGTTAAATATAAACTTGCTTGAAGAATATGTCTTGTAGCCGTATTTGAATTAGCTGCAGCAAGCTTTTGTATACCTACTAAAGAATTTTTATCTGGAACACTACCATCTCTAGCTTCATTAAGCCCGGTAACATCTCTAATCATTTGTAAATAGTAATTATACGTCTGAATTAAAGAATTTATTTTGGCTCCTCCAGAAGAAGATTGAAGTTCTTGTACAGGTATTTTACCTCTGTTAATTTCACCATCTTGAGTTAAAGATCTACCTATAACACTACCAGTTTGAAAATACATATTCAAAGCTTCAGCTGGATTATAGTTAGTACCATTACCTAGATCTACTTCTGCTAAACCATCCATGTCTAAATAAACTCCATCAGGAACCATTCTAGACATTACTTGTTGAAGTTTTAAATGAGTGAGCTGTATCATGTCAGCAAACCCAGTTACTCTACTTACTAAGCTTTCTATTCTACCTTGATACATTCTAGGTGCCGTTATAGTATAACTAAGATTTACTTTACTTGTATCAGCATAAGGTCTTGTCATATTTTCTGCCAAACGCCAATCAAGCATTTCTTCCATGCCTAACACTTTAGCTCCACTATATAGTGTTTCTATACTTCTAGAAGCTTTTTTAAAGTTGTCTGTTTCTTTTACTTCTAAAAAAGTATCTTCTTTTTCAATAGTTTTTTCTAACCCTGTAGCAGTAGTTTTTATTTTAAACACTTGGTCAATATAACTTTTCCACTCAAAATATAATACTTGAACTGTATTCTGATCGTATCTACCATTAAAATTAGGCGAATAAGCTGTGTTACCTGTGTAGTTTTGTAGTTTTTTAACTTGTTCTGGAGTTAAACTAGGAAATTGTTTTTTAAGTTCTACTATAGGAACATTTTTAACTTCACCTACGTAGTATACATCTTCAAAGTTAGGATCGTTAGTATATGAGTATACTATGTTAGAAGGATCAACATAATCAATAACTATTCCTTCAGCTGGATTCCATGAAGTTTTAACACAAGATATTCCTAAAACTGTTAAATCATAATTAAGTCTTTTTCTAATTAAATGATATTTGTTTTTATCTAATATTTGTGAAATAAGTTCTTCTTCTGCAACTTCTATAGATTGTTTATAATCCATTTGCATATGTGCTGGAATATCTTCTAATGTTTCAGGAGTATTTTTAGCAGTGGATTCAGATAGATCTATACCAAATTGCTGCATAACCATTTCATTAAACTTTTTAGCCTCTATGTCCATCATTATTCGCTGAGCATATAAAGTTCTTTTTCTTAATGAGGTAGGATCTTGAGCTAAAGCTTTTACTTCATAAGATCTTTGAGACATGCCATTAACAACAATATCTACAAACTTAGGAATAATAGGTACAGGTTTCCAGTCTAGGTTTAAATAAGATAAATCTCCATTTATAGCTAGTTCATCTTTATATTTTTGTACTGGCTGTTCTGCTCTAGCGTAAAGTCTTAAATTATGAAAGTTATTGTAGTTTGTCATGTATCTATAACCAACTCCTTGTGAATTTCTAAACCATTCACCTTCAATAGCTCTCGCAACTTTTAAACCATATTCGTAAGTAGCTTTCTCAGCAGCAGGTACGACCTGGTCCGGAAATGTACTATATGTAGTTGTAGCTTGCATATATTAATTAATTTTTGATATTACGCCGGTATTATCATAAGTTCTAATACCAAGATTTATTTTATTAGTAATTTTGTTAGGCACAGGTCTATATAAATTTTTATTACAAGCCATTATAGCAAGTCCTGAGCTTATAGTAGCATCGTGCTTAGTTCTACTGTTTATATTAAAAACAGCCCAATCTTCTAATGTTCTTTGATGATACATATCACCATATGAATTATCTTTAGATCCTACAAATTTTTCAATATAACTTTCCACAGCAGCGGCGTGAGCTTGCTTTATATCCTCACTTGAGTTAGGTATTCCACCTATCTCTCTCTCCGTTATAGATAATTTATTAATAAGCTTATCAGGCCTATTCATTGAAAAACCTCTATAACCTCTACGCTTAAAATAGTACAGTAGTCTTGGTTTGTTGTTTTCGCAAAGTAAAGGCATGCCGTAAAATACACAAGCCATTAACACATCTTCAAAGAATATCTCAGCAGTTTGAGGTCTAGCTATATACTCTAAGAAGAAATGATTAGAAGGAGCTTCCTCCATAGAAAACTTAGTTAAACCATGAAGCGCTCCATTAGAACCTTTACCATCAACAGTACCACTAATATCATAACTATCACAACCAAAAGCACCAATATGTTCGTTACCAGGGTATTTAATTCCATTTTTTATAATCACTCGATTTTGAAGATTTTTAGGTGGAACCCAGCTAATTCTAAATCTACCATCATTATTAGGATGAAAAATAACACTGGTATCTTTAATACCGTTCACCCAACTAAAACTTCCTTTAGTTACATTTAAGCTATTATTTAAAGAATCATTATAATCTATTTGTTCATAGATTTTTACTAAATTAAATAAACTTTGTTTTGTTTCATCTCTAAAAGCATGAGCTTCAGTTCTTGGGAATTGTCTATAATACTCGTTTAAACTATCTTGATCAGACTTTAAGCCTTCAACCTCGTTTTCCCAGTGTTCAATAACGCCTGTTGTAATTTCAAAACCGTCAACTCCTTTGATTGGATCTTCTTTTCCAATGAAAACAGGTGATCCGTAAGAATCCATGAATCCTTCGTAGTTCCATTCCATAGGGACGAACAAAGAATAGAGTCCAGAAGAAGTTTGTCCATTTCTATTTCTTTTTGTAACGTCTGAATTATAGTATAATTTTTTGAAGTTGTTTCCACCTTTGTCTAATGAGTTAGATGTTGAGCCCATCATACACTTACCTACGATTCTAGAACCAAGACGCAATGTAGTTTTTGTAACTCTCCAGTTATTTAATATATTATCAGGTCTCTCCCATTTGCCACTTTCATCATGTGCTAATAGCTTTAACTTTTCACCGTCATAAGAGTTGTCACCAGTATTTTTCCAGTCAATAGTTGTATCAAGCCCGTCTAGTTCTCTTAATTGTTCATTGCTTTCAAGCTTCCTTCTAGTAAACTTTGAAGCTGGAACTCTGTATGCAAGTTCTGTTTTAGGACGATCCATACCGTCTTGTATCGGTTTGAAGAAAAACGGATAGTTAACGGATATTGGAACGACTTTATCTGTAAACATTTTTTTAGCATCTGCTCCAGATTTAGACAATATACCGAATCTGGAGTCACTAGATATTGTTGCTTGGTTAACAAGCTCGGCCGAGGACATAAATGAAAATCCAGATCGTCTGTTTTTAAGATAGCACATGCCGTAACATCTGTTATCTGCCTTGCATGCTTCCCAAAATAAAAAGAATAATCTATTTGCTTCTCTGTAATCTGGTGCTCCAACGTCGATCTTTGACCATTGTAAGTACATGTAATGAGTACCAGTAATATAAGTAGGAGTACCGTTATTATAGAACCAGTAACCTTGCTCTCTTCTTTTAAATTCTTCATCTATATAATCGTACCATTTTTCTTTAAAATCAGCTGGATATTCTTCCCAGTCAAACCTATTTTTAATCCTACTTAACTCTTTTGGATATTCTGCTTTTTCCCAGCGTTGCTCCGCTTTTTCTTTACTTCGTTTAAACGGTTCATCTGCTGTTGGTAGAGCAATTCTGAGATTCTGTATTTCAATGATTTGTCCAATTTTTCCAGTTTTACTTATTACTATAAAATCATAATCAGAGTTATAACCATACTCCCATTTTTTAAATCTATTGTTTTTAGCTAGTATCTTAGGATTTACAACGTCTTTAATTTCTTTCCAAAGGGTTTGTTTGTAACTCATTTGCTTCTCCCTTCTGCAAAACCTTTAAAAGTTTTTTGTTCTTTAAGTTCTTTTGGTTTTTCATTTAACATATCTTCTTCTAGTTGGATTCTGTTAAGTATTTCAAAAGCATCGAATATAGCAAGTTTTTTTGTTGCGGCAGCATTTTTTAATCTATCAGCGCTTACATCATCGTCTGAGTCAACAATCTTTTCTTTTGCTACCTTAATAAGTTCCTCAACTGCTTTTTGCCCAGCTTGGATTATTTTCTTCTTCGTTTCCTTGGTATTCATGAGTTAAAGCTATATCATTAGATTTCATACAATAAAGTCGTTCACCTTCTATAATAAACTCAAACTCAGAGTTAGGTGTAAACGTAATAAGTGTTCCAGGTGTTATTCCTAGTGCTTCTAAGGAACTATTAGAATATTTTACTATACCAACATTAGGTTGTTCTTTTCTGTTCTCTAAAAAGCTTTGGTTTTTTAAGGGTTTTACAAAACAATAATCTAAATGCGTTTTTAGATTATACATATAAATCTGTCCTGGTGAAACAAAATACAAGTCATCTTTAAAATAAGTCGAGCTGTTTCTTTCGTTACCTTTTTGATCATACCATCTTCTAAATATATTGTGATGAACATAAAGTTCATCTCCTATATTTATTTTAGTTTTATAAGCTGAAGGCGTAGAAACAACAATAGCTTTTTTACTAATAAACTTGTGATCTTCAATACTAGTGTTAACAATGAAGGTTTTATCATTGATCTTCTTTGTATTATCATACCTTTTATTAAACGGCTTAATAATAAAATTATATAAACTTTTCATTAATAACTTAAGTCATACTCAACTGAAATAGCCATATTAGAATTAAACTTTTTCCAAGGAAGTACTTCATCGTTTTTTATTATGTATATATTATAAGATCCATCTTGATCTTCAAATATTATATCATTAATTATATGTCTACCATATACTTCTTGGCCTAAAGAATAATGCATAGCTTCGTTTTTATAATCAGCACCTATACTAATCTTTCTTATCTTCTTCATTTTCTACAGGTGTGTAAGTGCCGTCTTCAAGATTTATATTAACGTGGCCATATTTTTCTTCTAATACTTTTTTAAGTTCTTCAATCTCAGTATTTATATCTGCTATTTGATGTAGCATTGCGTGTTTTTTAGTTTCAATAACACCTATATCTAATATTACTTTTTGAAGATTTTCTTGTTGTGTTTTAGCTTTTTCAAGCTCTTCTTTAGTTATTTTATTTTCCATTTTATTTAATTTAATTGTATTTTAATTTTAAAACCTACGAATTTATTATGGTACGAGGCTTGAATATGTAGCTCCATTAACTAATGTTGCTGGGTTATTTCCTGAGCCTGAATCATTTCCATTATCTTCAAACCTCCACCAATTAATTGGATTTAAACTTGAAACGTCTGTTGGAGTTCCACCATTCCAAATGCTTGCAATTTGCGTACTAGACAAAGCATAATCATACGTGGAAAACTCATCAAGGTTACCGATCAATCCAAATCCAGTTCCAACATAAGATGGTAAACCTCCAATTACAGCGATATTTGCTGCATAAGTGTCTGAGTCAGTTCCTGTACTACTATCTGGTTGACCATTTATAAAAAAGTTTATAGTTCCTGATGTTTTTCTAAGTACAATATGATTCCAAGAGCCAGTATTAATTGCTGTATTAGAAGTAAATTCTCCATTAGTATGTCCGTAAACAATTTTTGTTGCAGTTCCATTGTCAAAAGCTGAAAGATAAGGTACAACAGCATTAGATGAATAAGCAACACTATAACCAGATGATGTTGTTAAATTTATCCATACTGACCAAGTATAACTTGTGCCCCAGCCGTTATTATTTGTATTTGCTACGGCACCGCTGGTAGGAAGTAATAAACTTTTTGTGTTAGGAAAAGGTGGTGCAGGAGGTGTTCCTCCACCGCCTCCAGGCCTTGAAGGCCCAGGTAAATTAGATAAATCGGGGATTGGCATCCCCATTCCCATCTTCATAATTTAAAATAAAGCTATTATATCAGTTGCTGTAGTTGTTTGTGCTGGTACGCTATTATAACCGTATATTTTAGTAGCTAATATAGGTAAAAAAGATCCAGCCGTAACACCTTTAAATATTACTCTATCGCCGCTTTCTAGTTCTACGTCAATATCTCCTGCGCCACCAACATATATACAGGCTCCTCTTGACATGACAACTGCCGTGTCTGCTGGAGGTGTTGGGTATGTATATACAAAAGCATCAGCCGCTGATGCCGGTAGTGTTATAGCATTAGCTGCATGAGCAAATACTCTTGGTTGAGCTGCTTCATTACCTTCTAAGCCAGCTATATCTATTGTTGTTGTTCCTGCTGCCATTTTTATTTATTTATTTTTGTTATTTTTTCTGCGCCTCTTGATCCAAAGTACGCTACATAAACTGTTACCAGTAATGTTTTTAATAAGTTTATCCAAGCATCATCTACGTCGAACTGCAAATGAAAAGAATCTACAGCCATCATAAACACGGCTGATCCAGTTAAGAACACTAAAGCTAGTGGTCTAGTATTTTTACTTAACCAAGAGTCAGACTTCATGTCGGCTCTCCATCTGCTAGATATTTCTTTCATTTCAGCTATATCTTGTTCTATAAGTTTCATAGCTTGCTCTTTGTCAACAGCTTTAATCTTACTATCACTTGATATAAGATTTTTTACCACACCAAGTGTTCCTTGATTAGGTAATATATCCCCAAGAGCTTGTAGTACTTTAGGAGCTTTGCTTGAAAGAAAAGCGCCAATTTTTGTTTCTTTTAATGTTTTCTTTGACATATTAACATTTTTGCCCAAACACACATAGTGTTGCAGATTTTGTTGAATATTGAGGTTTTCTATTTTTCTTCTTGTATTTAGTTTGTTTAGGTCTTCTTGATGATCCAGAACCTTTTTTCTTTTTTGTAGTAGTAGTTGTAGTAGTAGGTTTTTTTGTAGTTTCTATAGTTCTAAGTTTCGGTTCAGATG